GTTTGACCTTGGACTTGACCTTGACCTTGACCTTGACCTTGACCTTGACCTTGACCTTGACCTTGACCTTGGTTATTTCTAGCTGCAGCTAAAATACCAATAGCAGTATTCAATATATTTGCATTCATTTCTATACCAGTATATTCTATATTTTATAATGAGCTTTTACTAGATACTTGCTAAATATATGTGATGTATTAAAACATCATATATAACTAAATTGCGATGATTAGGTTGGCAATTTAAACAAAGATGGGGGAAAGTCCAAGACCAACGCCTAAGCCAAGACCGTTGCGGGCAGACTCAGAGATGGTAGGGAGGAACACATCAAGGATGCTAAAGGTGGCGGCGGCAGACAAGGCAAGGATAATGACTTCCTCGACGTTGAGTGACTTCTTGGGGATGACAATACTGACAACAGCAATGACAAGACCCATAACTAAATACTTAACAATTCGCTTAACAAGTTCAGAAAAATCGAAGCCCATTTGGATTCTTATATATAACGAAAACAAAAAAATATATTGGAATACAAAGAATAAAACAAATATATAAATATAGTAAATTACTTAAATACAGTTTTGCTAAATATTCTATAATGTCTAACTCATCCACTTTTGAAAGGAAGAATTTGCCCAACGGAAAGCCTAATCCTAAATATGTTGATTTATGCGACGAAGATCCACCCATCGCTGGCCAAAAGTTTGCGTGTATGTCATTCGTCTCTCCCGAAAAAATCTTGAAGAAACGCGAAATATTTTTGTTTGACCAATTTATTCAACAATGGGATTTTACTAAATCTCTTTCAAAGTTCTTTGATTTTTTGCATTTTATGGCATACAAGTATAATTTGAAAATCGATGATTTAGTTTCGGATTTTAACGATTTTGCTAAAGAAGAAGAAATCAAGATCAAGTCGGTTTCTGTGGAAGATGACTTCAAAACGTTTTTGGATAAACAAGAAGACGCACTCACACAGCAGTTCCAGAAAGAACACGCATTTCAAACTTCCACTCGTGGTCTAAAGATTCGTGGTGTATATCCTACGCAAGAAGAAGCCGAGCTCCGCTGCAAGAAACTGCGTGAAAATGACCCAAATCACGACATTTTTGTGGGTCCGGTTGGAATGTGGGTTCCTTGGGATCCTGATGCTTACAAGACTGGCCGCATTGAGTTTATGGAAGAGCAGCTCAATCAACTGCACCAAGAGAAGCTAAAGAATGAGGAAAAGGCAAAACAAGAGTTCGAACAGCGTATTAAGGATACCAAGCGCAAGGCGATTGAGGAAAATATCAAGTTGGCTGAAAAGAGCGGTAATGTGCTTACTCAAACTTTAGACGAAAATGGAAATTTGGTCGGTGTCAAGGAAACTGTCAATTTTGAGGAACGTGAAGTTTCTGACACTGCTACTACTGACATTCGCAACGAGCTACTACGCAGCACCTATGCCAACAAGGAATAAATGTGTAATAGAAATGTTACAACGCGAATAAAAATATGTAGATATATAGTTATATAATATACAACCTATAGTATATAGTATATAGTATGGATTTGTGTCCTTATTCAAAATCGTTAGGTGAGGTCGGAAAAGGTATTCATTCCTATAGAATATTTAATATTGCTTATCTCGATGTATTGGCAACAATCATTGGCGCTTGTGTGTTATCTTATTCATTTCATATACCCTTTTTATATACGGTTGTTGGTCTATTTATACTAGGTATAACACTTCATCGATTATTTTGTGTGCGTACCACAATAGATAAACTTTTATTTCCATAATATATAGATTTCTTTTTCATAATATATATAAATACTATTATACATTATGATGCATACTGACAGCGAACAAACTGCTATAGATATAATGAACGCAATGAATGTAAATACTGGCAATCAAGTCGAAAAACGCGAAGATAAAGCAACCCGGCGCGAAACACGCTATGAAAAATGGAAACGCACTAGAAAAGCGAAACGTGGCTTGACAAACTGGTGTTGTTGCCTATTTAAACCGCAAAATAGTGATTTGGATACGACTCCGCTAACTACAAACAATTCAACGGTATAATTTACACGATCTTTTTTTGTGGAAAATAGTTTTCTACCATAAACTTGCCAAACAAATACAATAGACCAGCTATATAAGCATCAAATACTAAGATCACCGCATAATTTGTGTATGTCTCTACCGGCGGAAAAAAGTAATATGTTCCCGTAAGAATCCCAGCACTCAACTGCATAATCTGTATAGTCGTTATATACATTCTTAACCCACGAATATTTACTTTCAATAAACACAACAAGTAATACAAATACATAATCGAATGGACCCCCGAGTTCAATAATGTGGCATAAACACCCACATCCACATTGTATGTATAACACAAATACCAGCAAAATGTGGCGCCAATATGGTGATATTTCTGCAATAGAATCGGTTCAACACCTTTTATATATAGCAAAAATGTGTCGAAATATTCATAGTATTTCGATATATAAAACCAATAAATCAGAGAACGTACGTGGGGATCAGACATATAAATCATATGACCTGATTGGGCACCCGTTTTCCATATAACATTAAACAAGGAAACAAATGTGTAAAAACTATAAAGGGTTAATCCCGCATTATGTGCAATAGAAAATGTGCGCACCGGTGATTCGATGTTTTCCAAATATTTGTTTTTGTGTGCATATTTCAATAATTTGGAAATACCGACATATATAGCCGTTCCGAATAATGGATGTGTAATAGACATAGGGAGACTATGTTGAAGTATGAAAACTATATTAATTATAAATAATGCATATTATTTATATTTGTTTATAAATAATATTATGCGACTGTATTACTCATTACCATTTGGACTTCTTCACATTGATTGGCGGGCCGGCACTCTTTTTCTTATTTTTACTGGGGTCATATGCCTCGTCTTCATCATCATCTGCCAAACTCTTAGATATTTCCCAAAACTCTTTGGAACCCAACTTGAAATCGGGCCGTTTTTCGGCTTTATACCAAAATATTTGGTCTTGTAATTTATTTGATTTGGCGTTGTTGTTTATGACTAAACACTCGTAGTTCTCTGTAGTTTGATCCATAACCGAATTAAATGATTCAAATGTGGGAAACATAGAGGCATAGTTCTCCCATATACGTTTCCGATTGGTCATATAGGGTTCTCTCAAAATAAAGACATAGTCGATGTTGGTTCTCAAATTGGGCGGAATACCCAATGGGTATTGCATAGTAATAATCAACATAACTTTCCAGTGACGCCCGTTCATAAAAAGCAGACGCATCATTTTGTCCCGGGTCCAGGTCTGGTCATACAAACAATCATCTAATATAACAAATGTACGGGGGTCAATGGTACTACGCCTATATGTTTCTATTTCTTTATTGACTTGTTTTAGCACAGTTCGCTGACGCTTTAAAATGTTCTCTATTAATACCGTGTTATATTCCTCGTGAATAAACAATTTAGGGACGTGGGCCGCATAGAAACCGTTACCTGCTTCTGTCCCCGAAATAACGGTTCCAATGGGAATATCCTGATGATGATATAGCAGATCTTGCACCAAAAATGATTTACCTGTGTCTCTTCGACCAATCATAACAATAACTGGACCTTTATTTTCATCCGGTTTGAAAGTAATGGATTTCATATCAAACTTTTTCAATTCCAATGTCATTGTTCTCCTAAATAGTATAATAATATAACCAGTTATTTTTGCGCGCATAACACAAACGAGAACGCCTTTATTTAGCAAAAAGGGTCCAATCGTTTGAATAGACCGCTTTTTATATTTATCACTAAATATACAGATATTTAGGAATATGCAAACCCAATATCGAAAGTCAGATCTAGTCAATTTAGAGAACTTAGAAAATACATATGAAATAACCGATCACGATATTTTAAACGGATATAGCCCATTTCATATATCTGGCCTACAGCATTATAACCCCATTTATTCTTGTTTTTTTGAATTAAATGAGCACAATATACACAAAACCACGTTGAAACACAAATATGCTATACGCGATTTACAAACGGTTACTGATACGGAAACCGGAGAACTTGTACCTAAATCCGTATTTATCAAGTTCTCCCCTTTGCTAGATCCAATCAAATATATGATTGGGAAATATGATATATCTAATGATGCATTGAGAACATTGCCTACACTTAGTAATAGTCCCCATCACAAATTGGCCGACCGAAACAACGCTTCGTATATCGATTGTTTTTTTAGTTTTCTTAGTAGTCAGCTATTACACAAACACGGTTTAGTCAATGCAATCGACTTTTACGGATCTTATTTAGGAATACAAGAGAAATACAAAATGAATATTTCCGACGACATTGAATATTTATGCACATCCCGGTATTTTAATGAGAACGTGGGTAAATTGTTCAAAGTTTCCGAAGAAATACCTGGAAATGGGAATTATGGAAATGGATCGCGCGGAAATAAACAACGCCTAAATATACAAGGTTCTCTAAATGCCCATAATATTTCGTTGATAGATTTGGATATAGAGGAAGTGCCAGGAGCTTCCGTAGGAAGCGACCCAACTAGTGCCGAAATCGTAGAAAATAGCAATACACCAAATGGCGAGGATGTTGTATATGAAAAACCGTGCAGTCATTCATCCACTTTATCATCGGATTCTTCCAATAATAGTAGTCTAAACTATAGCACTGATGAAGATGTCGAAGAAGATGAATCGGAAAGAGAGGAATCGGAAGAAGATGGTGAAGAGGGTTCGGAAGACGAGGAATCAGAAGAAGATGACGAAGAATCAGAAGACGAAGACATTGACAATATGTATTCCTATATGGACAATTTCCCTATACAAATGATTTGTCTGGAAAAATGCGAAGGAACCATCGACCAATTATTTGAAGACGGCGAATTATCTAAAAAAGAGGGGGCGGCGGCACTTATGCAAATTGTTATGACTTTAATCGCGTATCAACGCGCGTTCTATTTTACCCATAATGACCTCCATACTAATAATATTATGTATGTTGCGACTGATGCCGAGTTTTTGTATTACAAGTATAACAAAAAAACCTACCAAGTTCCCACTTATGGCCGCATTTTCAAAATCATCGATTTCGGCCGCAGTATTTACCGATTTTGCGGGAAAATGTTTTGCAGCGACAGCTTCGCCCCGGGCGGCGACGCCGCCACCCAATACAACTTTGAGCCATATATGAATGAAGAAAAGGCGCGTTTGGACCCCAATCCCAGTTTCGATTTATGTCGGTTGGGCTGTTCCATCTATGACTTTTTGATTGAAGACGAAACTGAAGCCGATATGGATACATTCCAGAAAACGGTTTATCGCTGGTGCTGCGATGACAATGGGAAAAATATTTTGTATAAACGGGACGGAGAAGAGCGATACCCCAACTTTAAGCTATACAAAATGATTGCCAGGTCGGTGCATAATCATTGCCCCCAAGCCCAATTGGATTATCCCTTTTTCAGCCAATTTGCGCTTTCTGCTAAAGAAGTCAAAAAAGTGGGGAAAGGTACCGTGGTTATGGATATTGATGGCATTCCTTCTTATATGTAGGCGCGTAGTTTTGCTATAAGCCACATTGCCGGAGTCTCGTTTTTCCCGTGTAATATGGAATCAAATGTTTTTTGTGCATATTCGGCGACGGTTCCACCATTGGTATATACCCATATTGTGTATAATGCAAATAGTCCGATTAAGGCATATATATCTTTTATGCATGTTTTTGTGTTATAGATTGTGTATAGGGGTATGCCCTTTATGGCGATATTTATCAAGAGGAAAAGTGCTATAGTAGAAACTGTTGCGCCAAATGCTATAAATGCAATAAGCATAGCTATGTTCTCCATTATTCCCAAAACCAATCCCCATTTTGGATTATAGGGCGTCAGTTTTGCCATATAGGCCAAATACCACGCAAATACCCAATAGGAAAATACTAGGTCGATTCGGATAAGCATATATATGTATTTGATATATATGTTTTGTGTAATGCAAGAGAACGGCCTAATCCAATATTTTTTGCGTCGATTTGTCAATATTATTGACAATGTTTTCCACCGATTTGACATTATCTTCGGCCATAGTATCACCATTTAAAAACTCAATCAAGTTTAGTATGACTTTGATTTTTTCTTGTGTCCATTGTGCATTGAGTGCGGTTACTATTTCTTGGCCGTATAGAGGAGTCATACCATCTCTATGGAAAATCTTGTCATTGTATATATCATCGACGTAATTGGCTATCAAAGTGTAATAGTAATTGATACAAAGGCGAATAATGGCGCAATTTTTATAGGTTTCCAGGAGTTTTTCTAAACCTTTTTGGGCACATTTAAAAAGGATTTTCATCCTTGGGGTCTTTTGACTATATTCTTTGGTGAGGAAATGCTGGCACGCAATTTGTATGGGGTTATACATATATTGAATATCGGTCCGATTAGTGTTATAGAAGTATCTGCAGATTGACTGGAACGGCCCGGGTTCTTGGAAATAGAGAACATTGTTTTGTATGCAGATTTTCGTACCGACGGGCTTATTGCTTAATATGGCGAGTTTGATAATGACCGTGAGGGGGTCTAAAATAAAAAGTTTGGTATTAATGGCAGTGTTGTTTTCGGGTAATGTATTGGGATTGATAAATTGGTTGATGGAGTTCATTTTTGTGGGTTTGGATATAGTTATATACTATATGCAAATTGTTTTTATGTGGATTTTTTATGTGGTTTTTTTGTCATAAAATTGAAATTATGATTTATACATATATTTTTCATATACATATGAAAAATGATTGATTATAGCAAAACAATAATATACAGATTATATTGCAAAGACGCTTCTATAAAAGAAATATATGTGGGATATACCACAGATTTGAAAGGTAGATTGAAAGTGCATCGAAGCGTATGTTTAGTAAATACACATAAAAGCCACAATCAACGGACATATACATTTATAAGAGAACACGGAGGATGGGATAATTGGACATATGAAATATTGGAAGAGTTTTCTTGTAATAGTAAAATAGAAGCCAGAAATAAAGAAAGGGAATGGTTTGATAAATTACAACCAGAACTAAACACTAATAAATAAACAGTATTTTATGTGGATTTTTGTGTTATAGATTACTTACCGCAGGGAACATAATATTGTTTTTGTATAGAGGCGAGTTTAATCATCCTCATTGTTCCGGGAATCAACCAGGGAACGACATTGGGTTTATTTTTAACCACGGCGGCCACACAGGGGTTTTCTGGCTCTTCCGGATTGTCGATTTTGAATAATTGGTGTATAATATATTGTTCTTCCGGTTTAGATAAATTATACACACATTCACCGATTTTGTATTTTGGGATATTATTGATTGCAGCTGACATTGTATAAGTGATCAAGTATTGAGTTGTATATGCTATATATTTATGGGGGGTAAATATATTTCAATTTTATAAGGTTGCTGGAGTAAATGTGTATGTAAAAATACTAATAGTTTAAGCGAATAATTTATTATAAATGATATAAACACACGGCGTTAATACAATTATTGTTAAAATGTCAATTTCATTAGTAAATAAAACTAAAAAATCTTGTGAAGAAAAAAGAAAACAATTATATGCATTATTTGAAGAATTACAAACAACCTTGGTTGGAGATTATTCTGATATTAATATTACAAATGATACAATTATTTTATATATATGTAGCTATGACAATTGTAATGAAGTTTGTGAAAAACAGTATCGTACATTAATTAAAAATAAACTAGCATATTGCCATACCCATCATTATTTATTACACAATTCAAAAATAAATAGAGGATTAAGAATACAAAATCAAGAAAAATACAATAAATATAATTCTATATTAGATGCGCTTAAAACTAAATACCCCCACGTTAATTTAACTTGGGATAGAGATACTATTTGGTCTCAAGCAGAATTAACCTTCAATTGTATAAATCCAAAATGTAGGAGTTCTGTCTGTAAATTATTTCAACATATTTTGCAAAATGAAGAAATTATAAACGAAGTATATTTTGGGTGCGATGACTGCAAGTTTTATATATCAGAATCATTAAGAGAAGGTGTTACCTTATTAATAAATACACCTCAATATAATGAATTGGTCGAATATCCAAAACAAATAGATTATATTACAACACATAGTAGTATAGATTTAATATGGAGGTGTGGAAATAGATGTATGAATTGTAATAGTAATCATACTTATATATCATCTCCTCATTATAGATTTGTTCAATGGGGATTATCGTGCCCAGTATGTTTAGAGCCCAATAAATGTAATTGTATTAATGATGGGTTTATTTGTTGTGACTGTAATACATATTTCCCAGATAAAAAAAATAAAATAGCAAATACAAATATGTGCAAACCTTGTAAAAGTAGTAAAAATGATGACAATTTGGAAAAAATATTTACAAGAATGGTTCAGAATTGCATTCAACTATGTAAAAAGAGAGAAGGACCTAGATGTAATATGAACTTAGACACAGAATATTTAAAAGAATTATATGAATTGCAAAATGGACTATGTTGTATTTCAAAAATCAAAATGTCTTTAAAGGTGCATAGTGATTTTAAAATTAGCATTGAAAGAATAGATGAATCGAATGGATATATAAAAGGGAATGTATGTTTTATTTGTATTGAATTTCAATGTGGGCAACGGCAATGGACCCCTGAAAAGTTTGCTATTTTTTGTAATAATTATTATAGTTTTCAACCAATTACTGAAACAGATATAGAAATAATAACTACAAAATGCAAGGACGCTTTAATTAAAAATACTAAACATTTTAAACAAAGAAAAACACAACAAAACCCATATAACAACTTAGAAACCAAAGAATGTTTATGTCGTACTTGTGATACTATAAAAGGCTATGATGAGTTTTCAGAATATGGTATAAAAAATGGTAGATGTAAAGGTTGTCATAAAATATTAAATGATAAAAGGAAAACCCCTTCACTTAGATTAAAACTAAACACCCTAGTATCATCAAGCAAACGTGGAATAGAATCGCGAAATGAAAGTAAATGGAGAAAAGAAACCCCTCTTACCCATACTTTGACATTTGAAGAGTTATTAGATGTTTATTTACAACAAACTGGAAGATGTGCATATAGTAATAAACAATTAGAATTAAATGGTGAATATATGATGTCACTTGAAAGAAAAGATGTTAAAATTGGTTATACAAAGGATAATTGTTGTTTGATATGTATAGAGTTCAATACTACTGATTGGAGTATTGCTAAATGCGATGATGATAATAGAACTGGTTCATCCGGGTGGAATAAAGAAAAACTGAAAACGGTTGTAGATAACTATTTTTTAAATCTTTAATCCATAATGTACAATAAAATAACCACCCATAATATATACTATGGCAGAAGATGACCTCATTTTAACGGTTGGTATATTTGGGCACGGGTGCGAAGACTTTGCGCACCCATTTCCCGAATCTAACTCAATCGGTCAGTTTTATAAAAATAATGTGCGTGTATTTAGCCAGTCTTGCGTTCCAGATATACCAAGTGTTACCGCCAATCACCAACACAAATCAATCGCAACAACTATCCGAGATCATATGCAAAGCGGCAAACCTACTTCCGATACACTTTCCCTATTGGAGCCATATATGACTTCGTGTAAGCCCGAATATATGAGCCGGTTCAAAGATAAAAAACGCAACCCGAGTTCGACGAACGATTGTTTGATTCCAAATACAAAGACCGGTCGTGTGGATTAATGGTATATTTAGCTAACAAAACATATCATTTCTATGACACATCTCCTACTGAAACTACGCCCTATTTGCACGGAATTGTATTGCTAGATGTTCGCCGGAAAAAAACAATGGAAGACGGTCATACTGAATACGAACGCATTTTTACTGCGCCACCTCGCAATAAAGACCCCATTATTTTGACAACCTATGACGGATTATTTTTTTATTGAAAGACGTTTTAGGTTTGTGTAAAACAAAGGCGGATTGTAAAGCCGAAATAAAGGAAATAATGGATATAGATGATAAAAAGAACTCCAAATTGGCTGAAACCGACTTGAAAAAACTGCACAAACTATTCAAACTATTTCATTTTGTAAATATAGTGGATTATACTTGCCGAACGTGTAGTATTGAACGACTATCCCCCAGTAAAAGCCGCAGATTATCCCCTACTAAAATAGAATCTATTTACAAAGAAGAACAACGGTATGCGTCATTATTGCCCATAATTGGCGGCAATAAACGCTCTACAAAAAAGTCGAGAAAATCAAACAAATCAAAAACGATGAAAAAATAACGTATAGTTATATGATCTAATTATATTTGTATTATTTGAATATAAATAATATATATTGTATATATTATATACGATGAGTTCTAGTAAAACTACATTATTAACAAATGTGTTTAATGAAGAATATTTATTACCGTTTTGGTTACATCATCATAAAAATATGTTCGACGAACTAATCGTAATTGATTATAATAGTACAGATAAATCTATAGAAATATGTAAAAATATTTGGCCAGGATGTAAAATTATAAAAACAAGAAATAAATATTTTGATGCAAAAGAAATTGATGTAGAATTTATGGATATTGAAAACCAAATTGAAGGAATAAAAGTAGTGTTGAATACAACTGAGTTTTTATTTTGCGAAACATCAGTTAAAGATATATTTATAAACAATACAACACCAGTATCATATGCAGTTAATGCTGTAACCCCATACTCTATAAACAACTATGATATAAATAACACATATGAATGTTTCAGTAATCTACTAAATGATGATGTAGTTTACCACAATGATAGAGGGGTAAGACAACTACATACTTATAAAAATGGAAAATATACAATTGGCAGACACGGAACCGGAAATAGTTCCATTAAAACAGACAAAGCACATATTGTTTGGTTTGGATTTTACCCTATGAATGATAAATTATTAAAAAGAAAATTACAAATACAGCAAAATATTCCACAAGGTGATAAAGACAAAGGTTATGGCGTTCAACATTTATTTCCTAAAGAACAAATGTTATCAATTAATACAGAAAAAGCAAAAACTGGCGTTTCACTTAAACATATCAATCTATCATTGTACAATTTATTAACTGCAAAATATAAAAATAAAACGTTTGTTGTAACTGGTGGATGTGGGTTTATAGGTTCTCATATGGTAGATAAATTAATCAATCTAGGACATAAAGTAATTGTATTAGATAACTTGTTAAGCGGTAATATTGAAAACTTGAATAAAAATGCTATACTTGAACAGGTTGATATTACCAATTTTGATTTACTCAAAAATGTAATTGATAAATATGAAAATATAGATGGGATATTTCATTTTGCGGCTATAGCAAGAACCCCTTGGTGTATCGAAGACCCTATTTTATGTTATAATACAAATGTTATTGGTACTATAAATATTCTAGAAGTTGGTCGTCAGCGAAATATAAAAAGAATTGTATTATCTTCATCTAACGTAGTATATGCATTTTTAACACCATACAGGACATCAAAAGAAGCCCTTGAAGGATTAGCATTATCATATAATAAAATGTATAATATGTCAGTAATAGCATTAAGATATTCAAATGTATATGGTAAGCGACAGAGTGAAACTGGTCCATCTCCAAATGTGTTTGCTGCACTAAGAAAATCGAAGAAAGAATTAGGAAAGCTTATAATTACTGGCGATGGAACACAAACCAGAAATTATACTCACGTAAGTGATATTGTAAATGGTAATTTATTATCTATGTTTAATAATTATTGTGGAGTAATTGATTTATGCACGGGTAGAAGTATTCCATTAAATTATGCAGCAAAGTTCTTTGAATGCCCAATTGAATATATAAGCGAAAGACCGGGCGATGTAAAGCATATAATACAATCACCACAAGAAGCATATAATATTTTGGGTTGGAAGGCATTAATGGAATTGGAAGAAGGTATTCTTGACGTTTTATAAAATATTAGCGTTCTATCTATAACAAATATATGTAAAAAGTACCTTACATATATTATACCGTTTTTGTATTACATTTTCAGGAGAAACACGAATGAAAAAGAGTTTATTCATTCATCCTTTCAGCAAAATAGGGCCTCAGCCATTTCGTAGATCTAGATAAAGCTCTGGATATAGCATAATCCAATATTAGTGGTGGAACCATTGTATCTGTCAAAACTTGCGCACTCAAATAAACGCGACAATATCCTGCGGGCCTATCTGTCGGTACTTGCACGTGCCAAAATCCTTCTGCTTCTTTTACCATAAGATTTATTTGGTTTTCATCTAATCTAAACTTCAATATTCGCTCATTGGGTAATACAGTGTGTTTTACATTAGCACGTATCAAGAAGCTAGTCAATGCAAACTCTGCCACTGTACTTATACCATCACTACTTGTTATTTTAGAAGATTTGACAATAGGAATCATATTTTCATACATTGCAATTTGGGTCAAACTATCAAATACGACATTTGGAGAACACTTAATATCGACGACAACATAACCAGAACCTCTATAGCCATCTCTGTATTGTTTTTGTATCATTCCACCGGCCGCAAGAATCATTTTATCTTGCACATTTAAATATGGCAAAACCGAAGGTTCTTCTGGACCATCGTATGGTTCTTGAGAACTCGGTAGTAATACATTTTCATTTGCGTTTTTACTGAAAATGTGCGACAACTCTTCGTTCTCTGAACTACGAGTTGTTCTTGCATTCGCGATGCTCCTGAAAATATGCGGAGAACCTACGTTCTGCGAACTCTGGTTCTCACTTGCATCTCCTGAACTAAGAACCTTTGCATATGATGTATTCGAATATGGTTCTCCCTGAGAAATATCAGGCGCATTGCACTCGCAATTATTGCAGCCATATATTTGTGTGTAGCGTAAGCATTTGTACCCGTTGCGAAACCCGAATGCGCCAGACAAATATAACAGCGATAAAAATACAATAGAATGCGTGTTGAAATACATTGTATAAGTAATAAAATATATAATATATCTTTAAGTATTTATGCCAAATATTTTGCCTTGAAATCTTCCGGTGTCATAATGGGTATATTATGACTAACCGCATATTTCGTCTTGTTAGACACATCTTCCATCGACTTCACTATAAGTACAAATGTTTTTGACCCTATAGTATCTTCCAAAGTCGCGCCCCGGGCTTTGAGTTCCTGAATGATTTCTTGGTCCCGGACTTTTGTCATAACGATTTTCTTGCCATACAACGGATTCGATGTATCTATTGCCTTAGCGCTAGCTTTAGTCTCTACTGAACCCGGGCCCGGGGCCGGGGCCTTGTCAGCCAATTTGGCCGATTGGCCAATACTATCCAAAAACTCTACAAATCGGGGTATGTTTTCCACAAACAAAGTCGCCGTTTTGTTTTCAATTCCTTTGACCGCCTTTACTTTAGCGATCTTCGCCGCCGGGTCTTCCTTGGATACCAATATATCTGGATGAGCTTCTAAAATGGGTTCCAGTTTCTTCGCACCTAAGCCTCGACCCATTGTCCCCGATGCAACCATCAAATCGACTATAGAGGCATTTTGGACTTTTTCTCTTATGTTCTCCACATATTTATCCGCCAACGATTTATATCCCACTTTAGCAAAATCTTCTTTGGTCATTGCCAAAATCTTGGGTATATTGTCATATCCCGCCGCCATCAGTTTTTTTATATTGCCGGCTTTTAACCCTTCGACTTCCAAATGAGTGAAGAACGCCGTCAGATTCTTCTCCTGAACTGTCGCGTTTTCTCCTGCGTTTTCGAGTAATACATCCACTCGAGTATCATTCCATTTGTATGACTCCGCAGGCATTTTGGCCTTTTCGGCTGGAACAATGACTTTCAATATTTTCGGTATAACATCTCCCGACCGAATGATTTCGACGATTGCCCCTATACCTATTTTATTGTCTTCTATGAACTTGGCATTGTATCCCGTGGCATATTCGATAGTCACACCACCCAACCTTACGGGTTCAATGCGGACCCGGGGTTTCAAGAACCCGTCTTTACTGGGCGACCATAATACATCGACCACTTTTACTTCGGCTTTTTGGTCTGAAAGTACCATTTTGAATGCAAATGCGTGGTCGGGGTTTCCGGAAATACGAGGATGTATGGCATCATCGGTAACTATAACACCGTCGATTTCATACATATAGTTGGTACGCCAATCCACCAATGTTTCCGACAAGCTTTCATTGGAAAGAGTTGCAAGGCTCTCATTTTGTACCACTTCAAAACCGGAGGCTTTCAATTTGGTAAGCTGCTCACTGGGTTTCAATTGAGGCATAATGACTTCGTATGTCACAAAATGCAAATCGGCCGTTTTTTCGTCGGCTTTCTTGGAATTGACTATACCAGAAACTAGATTGCGAGGGTTTGCGAATTGTACGGCATACTTTTCTGCAAATACTTTTTTAGGAATAATGAACTCGCCGCGGACAACAATGCCTTTTTCTAAAGGAAGTTTTAAAACGGGTAATAAGAAACTAACATCTTGTCCGACTTTTCCATCGCCTCTTGTATAAAGTTTAGGAACCGATCCTTCCGTGGAATACAATCCACTTACTCCATCCAATTTACAAGAGAGAACATATAGACCTTTGTATTTTTTCACCCAACCCGGAAGTGCATTGGAATCCGGTTTGATTTTGTCCATCGACCACATTTCATATGGCAATTCTACTTTGTTTTTAGTTCTATCGGCAATAGGTGCTCCTACTTGTTGTATGACTGCATTTGTGGGGTATTTCTTTTCCATATATTCTTTCACAATATCGTATTCGTTGTCCGACATTAAGCCGCCTTTTTCATTGTAATAGTTGGCATTAGCAACCTGCAATAGGTTTGCCAACTCTTCTTGCGAGAGTTTTTCGAGAACTGTTATACCAGTATTTTTGAACTCTTGGATGTGGGATTTAGCCGTTTCTGTAACTTCTTTAGGCATAGTTTGTTCGGGGTTATTTACTATGTCTTGAGATATTTTTATATCCATTGGTTTTTGTTTTTCCGCAGTTTTTTTGGATACTTTTCTTGATTTTTGAGTTATAGAAACTTTAGGCGAAAGTTCTCCCTCTTGGGTTTTTTGTTTTGTGTTTTCTGGGGTTTTGGAACCTTTAGGAGAACCTTTAGGCAATTTTTTAGTAGCGTTTTTCTTGGGTTTTTTGGCCCCGGGTTCTTTAGCACTATCCAATTTTTCGTATTCTATTTTTGCAATAGGTTCTTGTGGAATAGATGGTTTTATAACTAATGGGTAATTGTCCGGAACTTGTTTAGGAGAACTTTGCGAAACTTCTATGGGTTCTCCTTTAGGAAGTTTAGCCGTCTTGTTTTTCTTGGGTTCTTTAGGAACTTTAGGAACTTTTTCCGTTTTAGGCTTCCGCACTTTTTTGGTTGTATTGGATTCAGATATAGATTTAGGAATAATTGGTGGTTGTTGTATTTCTATTGAAGGTTTTGACGATTTAGGAACATTTGGTATTTCTACCGATTCTTTTGTAGATTTAGGAGAACCTGGTAATATTTGGATGGGAGATTTAGGCGTTTTTGGTTCTGTAATATTTGGTTCTTTAGAAAGTTTTTGGGTTTTTGTTTTACGTGTTTTCTTGATAGTTGGACCTTTAGGCAATTCTTCAAATCCTTGTTTTTCAGAAATAGCTTCCGCGGAATATTTAGGCATTTTAGGTTCCTGTACTTTTTGTTCCTCCGATTTTTCTACCCTTTTGTTTTCCAAAAATTCTGTGCAAAAGGCTTCCACCTCTTTTGGATCTTTAGGAATACCTTTAGGTAAATCTTTAGATAAACCTTTAGGAAGTTTAGGAAGTTTTTTGGTTGTGTTTTTCTGCGTTTTTTTTGGGGATTTTGGAGAACTGTATACTTCTTTGGCCGAAGATTTAGACACATTTTTTTCACCTGTTTTTTGCGCAATATCTGGTTCTCCCACATTTTCTATAACAGGAATACTCACCGGCTTACCATTTTCATACGCGTTGCTCCTGAAAATATGCGGAGAACCTACGTTCTGCGAACTCAGGTTCTCACTTGCATCTTTGGAGACAACTGCGCGACCATCTATACGTTCTTTGGGTTCTTTATATACTAGACCCAAGTAGTCAAAGATTCCCCGTTCATCCACAATATTTAGGACAAGTTTTTCTTCCTTTTTCTTGTCTATCATTTTCGACAATCCGTGTTCATTTAGCGATAATCCTTTGGTCAATGCAAACCCGCGCATTGTTGCATTGAATCCCTTGCTTCCTGTGAAATAGAGAACTGCGTATGGATACTCCTCTGGACTAGTGTATAAAAAATCCACGCGCCGGGCAGTGTAGCCCTCCTTCAATCGTGTTATAACTAAGCATTTGGATTTACCTCTAGAGAGAACTTCAATGATTATTTTTGTGGCTAACAATTCATCTATCCACTGGTTAAATGCAGTGGCATCTTTAGCAGTTATAATCACATCTATGTCACCAGAAGTAGTTGCACCGCGTCGATAACTGCCAACGATTTCGTATTTCATTTCGGTCTTTTTACTCACGGTTTCATATGCGGTTTGAAAAATAGCGGCATATTCATCTATTTCTTTCCGTGGGATTTTTTCAAGTATATCTTCGTAGTATTTTAGGCCCACTTTTTGGACATCGTTGAGAACTTCGTCTTGCCGTTCCCTCAATTGTGCTATAGAAGTGATTCCTTTTCCTACCAATTCTTTGGCTTTTTTGGGTCCAACGCCATATACATCGCTCAAAATATTTTCCGGGTTCTCCTTTTCACGTTCCAAAATATCTAATGTTCCAGTTTCATCGTATGTCTTTAGCTTTTCCAATATGACAGGTCCAATGCCGGGTTTTCCGGCCAAATCGGCGGGCTCATAAATATCGTCTTGTATAGCTAAAATTGACTCTTGTGCTCGGCGATATACTCGTGCCCTAATATTATCCCCCCGTTTTACCATTATAGCCAAAAGTTCTCCCATTAGATCAGCATAAACTTCGTTTTTTCTGGGTCTTCCAGGGGCACTTTCTATAGCTACTGTTGCAGGTGGCTGAGTCTTGCGAGTATATTTTCGCTTTGGTTTGGTATCTGACATAATATATATTTATAGCAGATTATATAAAAATAATACAAGTAATTATATTTATATTATTAGTATCAGTATGACTCCAAAATATCCAATAGGGACTATTATACAACATAATAAAGATGAATCATTGAAACGCATTATATTGAATATTTTCACTGTGTTTTACGATGAAACTGGGCTAAGTGCCGAAATATATTATCAAACAAATATACTAGAAAACACTATACCCCCGAGTCCAATGAAAGAAAGTGCTATAGATATGTATTACACTATTTGCGCACATTCTAAAATCCCGGATCATCAGTGAAAACCGGAGTATTTGCGGCAGAGCTCAATGTAGGCGTGGCCGTTATAATATTGAAAAAATCGTGGATATGTTTATTGAAATGGAAATAAGTAAATGATGCGGCCATAGACGATACAAACACAATAATGGTATCCCTAAAAATTACTTTAAATGGTTTGATTTCTTTGTCTAAATATTTCATTTCCACGATTTTCAATACAAAAAATAGCAAAGTAATGGATATAGCTAAAATAAAAACTTGCTCCATAATACATTTAATAGCGAAGTTTTCGCAGATAAACAAACGCAAAAGCCCCACACTAAAATTGACTATTATAATCGGCAATATGTATATCATTTAAACTGACATATTCGCGTTTCAATGTGTTTTTCTGTATTTTTTGCAATTTATATTTCTTGGATGCATATATTTTATAAACATATGCAAATATTAAACAAAAACAAAAAGTACCTAATCCAGTTGCCATACCAAATACGATAGTATTGTATTTGTCATTTGTATAATAAGAATATTCTATAGTAGTAGTATTGGTAATTATATCTTTAGATGGACTATATGTTAAAACACAAGTCGGTGTATAAGTTTCATCATTAGGATTAGCACTAGGTAGTTGGGTAATATTAATAGGTGGCATAATTATAGGCGGAATACTTTTGTATGTATAAGAAAACGGTGCATAGGAATATATTCCGCTAGTTCTAGATGGTTGGACACTATAGGACATTGAATAAGTAGGTTTTGAACTAGGATTATAGGAAAATGTAGTCGGCATAGGTGTAGGTGTAGGCGGTGGAGGCATTGGTGGGATATATTCATCGCGTTCTGTAGGTTCAAATGTAGGATGATCTTCCAGTTCTCTGTAATTATTTACAAGTGGAATATATTCTTCTACATACATTTTATGCTTCATATATTCAAATACTATATACAATATATAGTATTTTTATAATAATCTTACTGCAATTCTTCTATATCCAGTGTTATATGGTCATCTTGTGGATTCATTTTAGCAGAAGGCGTTTCATCCATATCCAATATATCAAATCCACTTAAATCAATGGGTTCAGTATGGATCTTGATACGTTCATCATCATCACTCTCTTCTTCTTCCAATTTGCGCTTAAAAAAGCGGTCCGCACTAATGGCTTCTAGTCGGTCTTCCGTTTTTGGCGCATTTATATTTTCCACTTTATTAGATAATGGATCTAATACCGAATCATAGTCATTAAATGATATGCGAGTAACCGGGTTCTCTTCATTCAAGTTTTTCACCCCGGGTGTAACAATGGTTTCTTCTATTTTATCACTGGATGGGGTAATAGGATCGGCAGTCGGTTCCGGCGTTTTTTGCACAATAGGTTCGGCCGATTTGTCCGCGGGTTCTACCAAGTTCTCTATAATGACTTCTTCTTCGTGTTCAATACTTTCGTCCATATAGGCGCGAATAATGGCTTCCGTTGGAATACTTTCACGTATAGCAACCAATATACATTCTTGCACAATTTGTTCAAGTTCTCTGTTATTCTTTTGCACCATTAATGATGTGATATTGCGTTCAAACAAATATACGTTCTTATATACTTTGCGCGCAACATTGATATAGACCTTGTGTATAAAATGGTCCAGTTTAGGAATAGATATATCAATCTTCTTTTGTTTGTTTCCCACGCGGATACAAGTGAGAACCTTGAGTTGTATAATATGAACACACGTAATTAAATCTTCTAAATAATTGCATCCGCTTCGTTCAATAATACGTTTGCGCTCTTCTTCTACTATGACAGAGTTCCATTTATCTATACGCGATAAAAGGTTTAGAAAAGTCATCAAATATTTCGTGACTTCCCCATTATCCACACACATTTTCCAGGCTTCGTTGTAAATAGACCGAATACCTTCTATTACTAAAGGACATAGAATACTTAGCAAACGACTGCACCATTCATTTCGGGATTCTTGTAAATTGGATAAAACAAAATCGTCCATTTGTCTATAAGTAATTATAGACAAAGTATTTAGGCGGTTTTTACACAAAACCTTTTAATCGATAATAATAGGAAAAACATTAGCATTTTTTCGCAACGAAACTCGCGTCTTATTTTGTGATATTTCATAGCCAATTCAGATTTGTTTTCTTCATTTATCAATGGACTATCGTTTATCCAATCTATTATTTCTAAACAGGAGAACCCATGTTCGTAAAAATGACATACTAAATCATTGATATTGTTTGTTGTTAAATAGTCTGGTTGTTTGAAACAAATGTCGAGTTTATTTGAAATATAGGAATACTTTTTATCGAGTATATCACTGATGGAATACTTTTGGTCTAAAGAATGCGTGTGCAAATTGACGATTTTCCCATCCACCATATGTTCCGGCACATAAATTGTGCAAAATCTGGATAAAATTGGATTTAGCAATTTGTTTTTGTTTTCTATAATAATAAAAAACCGGGTAGTATGGCTAAATAATTCTATACAACGGCGTAATGCCGATTGTGCATCTATGGTTAAAAAGTCGGCATTTAGGAGAACAATCGATTTAAACAATATTCCATTATTTAAATGGACGTTGGTTTTCGCAAATAATTTCAAGTCTTCGCGGATAAACTTGATTCCTTTTCCGTGTGCGCAATTTACAATCATTACATTGGATTTTATCTTTTGTTTGTCTGATTGATATATTTTATTCAAAAAACTGTATATGATGGTTTTCTTACCTGTACCATTTGAGCCATAGATGATTATATTCGGTATTTTTTTAGTCTCATAAAAGTAATTGAGTTTTTGGTTTATTGCTTCGTGGTGAGGAAGTATTTCATTACTTATCATTATTGCCTAAATAGTATTTTTAAAAGACTATTTTTATGTGGGTTTTTGCCATAGTTATTTATGTTCATTTTCCTTATTACTACGTAATCCGGAAAATGGGTCAGAGTCTACGGTACCTCCGACTCTTCCCTCAATGTTCTCAAGAGAGTTTTATTACATTTGTGCATATTTTAGTCATTTCGTATCGCTCGTGATAGATGGTTTTACGGCGCAAATTGCACGACAAACAAGCAATTAATAAATTGCCCGAGTTATGGCCGTGGTCATTGTCTATACGGTCTAATGTCCATTGTAAAGGATCTCGAACGATTTCATAGAGAACTTTGATGTCTTTTTTGCAATAATGGCATTTTAATCCAGATTCAATAAGTAATTCTATTACTTGGTTTATTTGTACAAACAATATTGGATTATAGATATTTTTAGCTATATCTTGTCCTTTATATCCAGCTAGTTTTTGATTGAGCTGTTGTAATACACATATTTGATGGGGGGTATGGTCGGTTGTTTGAATATTTTTCAATAAACATAGCTGATTTTCCGTTGTATAATCTTCTTCTGTAAAACGCCATCTTTTTGTACTCGTTACAACCCGTTTTTGTTTTTCTTTTTCCAATGTAATTGTATTTGATCCGTGTTCATTTATCATCATATGAGAACTTGCATCTGACTTAGATTTTGCGTCGGGTAATACAATAATCTTTTTCATTTATATCATACTCACCTAGATAAATATATAATTGAAAACGAGATAAATATAAAACAATATACAATATATCATATAAAGACAATACTTCTAGAATATGCTCCCATCTGGTAATACAACTACTGCGACTACTGCGGCTACGGTTACTTCTACTGCTACTGCTACGTATACAAATGCAGTAAATATGAATGCAATCGATGCGTTATTGGAAACGGAGAAGCAAAAAAACAAATGCGACTCTTGGAATAAATTGGATAAAACGGTAAAAACACAGAAATTACACGCTTTTGCGGAAAAATATGGAAAAGAGCACAATTATCCAGCAAAAGATGTCAAGAGCTTGAAGACCTTTTTCGTGAGTTGTTTAGAAAAGGCGAAACTGCAAAAAACAAAAGATGTTGTCTATGACAAAGATAGCGGCGAAATTACGAGTATCCCTGCACTATTTTTTAATAGTATGAGCCATACATTCACATTGAAAATTGTGGATAGCAAACGGGTAAGTACATTGAAGTCGCTTACCCCGAAGCGCGTTTCTGAGAAAAATCAGGCGCCCGTTTCGCAACCCGAAATATAAAATTGATTGCAAAAATAATCTAAACATAGTTGTATATTTATAAATATACAACTATTACAAAATGGAACCTATTGAACCCCAAAGTATTTCATCGGAGGATGACCACGATGATGAAACGTTGGAAACGTGGTTAGATTTATTGGACGATAAAGAAATAGAAGAATTGGAAGAAACTGTTATTGAAATGATGGAAGAATATGTATATGGCCAGATTTCGAAAATATCCGATCCCAAGTTCTCGACCATTGTATGCGACGATTTAACCGCGTATTTCTTTGATATATGGGTCGATGCCGAAATATGTATGGATAGCGATGCAGATTACAAAGAAGTGCGACGATTCATTGGCGATGTATATACTAAATATATGGATGAATATAGCATTTTACCTCCGAGACAATGCGCTATAGATACACCTTGTATAACAGTGGATATTACACCTAGTTTGGAAAGGCTTGCTACTATCCCTCAACCGAAACAAAAGACGAGGGAATGGTATGAAAAAAGGTATGGTATGCTGACTGCAAGTAATATTTCAAAGGCATTGGGTTCAGAATCCCAGAAAAATAGTCTGATTTACGAGAAATGCAAACCGCTGACTATGGAACATCAATATGGAAGTGTAAATACCGAGAACTCGATGCATTGGGGTGTGAAATATGAACCGATTAGTGCGGCTATATATGAACATATGTTTTCTGCTAAATTGTCGGATTTCGGATGTATTCCTCACGAAAAATATGTATTTATCGGGGCTTCACCCGATGGCATTGTAACCGACCCGGCGCATCCTAGATATGGACATATGGTGGAAATCAAAAACATTGTAAATCGTGATATAACCGGTATTCCTAAAGAAGAATATTGGATACAAATACAAGTGCAATTAGAAACGTGCAATTTGGAATATTGCGATTTCGTAGAAACACGTATCAAAGAATATGAAAATGCCATAGAATATTACATTGACAGAGAACATAATTACAAGGGAGTAGTTCTCTATTTTGTGAAAAAAATGTTGGTTGCGGGAGCTTTGCCATCAAGTGGTATGGAAGACGGTCGTTATAATGTACCGCATTATGAATATATGCCTTTAGACATTCCTATTTCAGAAACCGAACAATGGATTCACCGTAAAAAGACTGAATTGCAAGAAGAATATGTTTTGTATAAAAGTGATTATTGGTATTTAGACAATATTTCTTGCGTTCTCGTTCAGCGAAATCGCGAATGGTTCAATGCAGCAGTTCCACAGTTTATATCTATATGGGAAACGATTGAAAAAGAAAGGGTAAGTGGATATGCACATCGCGCAGCTGTTAAAAAACCGAAACCATTGGTAGTGGTTCAACAAAGTTCGGATGATATGCCTGTTAGCCGAACCATACAAAGTAATGGCGGAGGAGTATGTCTGATTAAATTGGATGAAGCGGGAAATAATATATCACAACCCTCAGATTCCTGCTTACTACGTTTGACACAGTCAAAGGAATCTGGGTCACGGGCTTCGTTGCCTCCGCCCGTTTCCTCAAACCCCAATTTGAATGATCTATTGCTTTTATAACCCCAATACTATAAAAATATACCATAAATATATACCATACAACAAAAATGTTCTTTGATAAACTAATAAGTTATAAACAAAAAGTATTTTTTTCCATTATTTGTGCAGGATTGTGGATATACTTTCGTACAGCCGATTGTTATAATATGATACCTAGACATCATATATTTCCGGTCATTTTTGTTATGGTCTGGACATATTTGAACTATTATGAACCACTGTTTTTACCGATTGGATTAAGTATTTTAATATTGTATTCCAAGCTAGGTCGGATGCTAGATACTACAGAAATAGAAAAATCAGATACTACCAATAATCGTAATAATATACAATTGTCTATGTAATCCAACTAGTGTGCAGTGTCTATATCTATAACTATATCTATATTTATACAGATATACGTATCTATATAAATATACAAAGTAAAACGACATAAATATTTTATAACATAAATAAATAGTATCGCACAAAAAATGGCTTCTTTCGAAAATCAAACAATGGACGAGATGTATGTCACCAAACGCAATGGTGAGCGCGAAATTGTATCGTTTGATAAAATCCTCCAGCGTATTAAAAAATTGGGTGCAGAAGCCGGGATTAAATTGAATTATACTACTCTGGTTATGAAAGTTATCGACCAATTGTATGACGGTATTTCAACTACAAAAATAGACGAATTGTCTGCGGAACAATGTGCATCTTTGGCAAGTACCCATCCAGACTATAATACTTTAGCCGGAAGAATTGTCGTGTCAAATCATCATAAAAATACTCCTGCCAAGTTCTCTGATGCAATGCAGAAGTTGTATGAACATCTTGATAAACACGGAAAACAAAGTCCATTGGTTTCTGCCGAACTATATGATTTAGTAATTTCTAAAAAAGACGAATTGGATGCCATTTGCGACTATAGCCGAGATTATTTGATTGACTATTTCGGCTTCAAAACACTCGATCGTGCCTATTTAACGAGGGTAAATAGAGTCACAGTTGAACGCCCGCAACATATGTGGCTAAGAGTTGCTATAGGTATTCACGGGCAGAATATGGAGAAAATCCGGGAAACATATGATTTAATGTCTAAAAAGTATTTCACTCACGCAACTCCCACTCTTTTTAATGCCGGAACACCTCACCCGCAATTGTCGTCGTGTTATTTACTTTCTATGGAAAATGATAGTATTGAAGGTATCTATAACACATTGAAAGACTGTGCTCTCATTTCTAAATGGGCGGGTGGAATTGGGCTCCATATACATAATGTCAGGGCATCGGGTAGTCATATTCGCGGAACAAATGGGTCATCCAATGGAATTGTCCCGATGCTCCGTGTATTCAACAATACGGCTAAATATGTGGATCAATGTGTTACTCCCAATACAATTATTTATACAAAAAATGGACCTATGGCTATAGAAGATTGTATTGCAAACGACACTGAGGTAGAAAACCGAGAAGGACAATTTGAATATATTGAAAAAGTATTGGAACACGCATATGAAGGAACGATGTATGAAATCAAGACTGCATTGAATGGTCAGCCATTGAACATTACTCCAGAACACCCGATTTATGTGGTAAAAAAACCTGAAATGTTTGGCAATCCATTAGATTATAAACCTGAATGGGTGGATGCAAAAGACGTTGAAGTGGGCGATTATATTGTTCATCGTGTTCCAAAAGTGAGTTTTAATTATCACGAATTGTCACTCGATATTTGTTATGCATATGGTATTATTTTATCAGGAATGTGTATTACACAAACACAGGTAGATGCGAACAATATATCACCCGACCGCGTAAGACCAAACTGGATGTATGTAGTTCATAGTCCAAATAAAATCGATGAATTGGCCAGATTTTTTGGTTCAAATGCAATCAATTATGAGATTCGGTTTATGAATTACTATAATTTGATTATGTGGGAAAGAAATACTGTATTGCCATTTACAAAGAGCGATTTTATGATTAACGGCAAATTACGGGTAGGAAAGAAATGGATTCATTTGGACGAATATAGGACAGCCCGTATATTAGAAGGTCTTGGAAATAGTGATGATATTCCACAGATTTCTGTAGATGTCCAATATTTGAAGTTGCGAATGGGTAAATTGCCATCAAACTGTTTGTCGTATGTAAATGATAGTTGGCTGGTTCCAGTAACTTCGACCAAGGAAATCCATTATAATGGTGTAGTGTATGACTTGCAAATGCGAACCCAGCATAATTATATGCTCGCTGGCGGGTTGGTCCATAACGGCGGTGGAAAACGCAATGGGTCGTTTGCCATTTATTTGGAACCCTGGCATTCGGATATAGAACATTTCTTGCAAATGCGGAAAAATCACGGGGATGAAGAATTGAAAGCCCGGGACCTCTTTTATGCTTTATGGATCCCCGACCTGTTTATGGAAAGGGTTAAATCCGATGGTATTTGGACACTGATGTGCCCAGATGAATGCCCTGGTTTATCAGATGTGTATGGCCCAGCTTTCAAAGAGTTATATGAGAAATATGAGTTATCGGGTAAAGGCCGCAAGGCAGTAAAAGCACGCGAATTGTGGTTTCAAGTATTGGATGCACAAATGGAGACCGGAACGCCCTATTTATTGTATAAAGATGCTTGCAACCAAAAGTCCAACCAGAAAAACGTGGGGACCATTAAATCGTCCAATTTATGTGTTGCGCCAGAGACTCTTATATTGACAGATAATGGCCATATAGAAATACAAGAATTAGAAGGCCAAACTGTAAATGTATGGAATGGCGAAGAGTGGAGTAATGTGTTAGTAAAACAAACCGGTAAAGACCAAGAATTAATTGAAGTTCAAATGAATAATGGTGTCAGCATACATTGTACAAAATATCACAAATTTTACATAATAAAAGAAGAACAATTGGTATTAAGAGAAGCACATCAATTAATGGTAGGAGACAAATGTTATAAAATAGATGACCAATTAAACAAACATATAGTTGTTATACAAAACATAGTAGATAATGGGCGTCGCGATGATACATATTGCTTTACTGAACCAAAACGTCATATGGGAATATTCAATGGCATATTAACTGGCCAATGCACAGAAATCATCGAGTATTCTGACGATAAAGAGACTGCCGTTTGTAATTTGGCTAGTATTGCACTTCCTGCATTTGTGGATACTACAACAAATCCTCCCACATTTAATTATGAAAAACTGCACCAAGTTGCACAAACAGTGACATACAACTTGAATCGTATTATCGATGTCAATTATTACCCCACTGAAAAGACCCGGTTGAGCAATATGAGACATAGACCCATTGGTATTGGTGTGCAAGGATTGGCCGATGTGTTTATGATGATGGGGCATCCATTTATTAGCGACGAAGCCAAGCACATTAATCGTCTAGTGTTTGAGACAATTTATCACGCGGCATTGACCGAATCGTGCAATATGGCTAAATCGGATGGTCCTTATTCCACTTTTCAGGGATCCCCCGCTAGTTTAGGCGAATTGCAATATGATATGTGGAAAGTGGTACCCACTGAGGGTAGATATGACTGGACTGGTTTGAAGGCTGAAATCCAAGCTCACGGCCTCCGTAATTCGCTGCTTTTAGCGCCGATGCCTACTGCATCAACATCGCAAATCTTGGGCTATAATGAATGTATTGAACCTATTACTAGTAACATTTACAGTAGGCGGACCATTGCCGGCGAGTTTATTATGGCCAATAAGTATTTGATGAATGATTTGATAAAGCTGGACCTATGGAATGAAAAAGTGAAAAACAATATTATTGCCAATAACGGGTCGATTCAACATATTGACATTATTCCACAAGAAATACGTGATAAATACAAGACGGTATGGGAATTACCAATGAGACACTTGATTGATATGGCAGCGGACCGCGGTGCATTCATTTGCCAAAGCCAGAGTCTAAATCTATGGCTCGAGGACCCCAATTATTCTTCTTTGACATCAATGCACTTTTACTCGTGGTCAAAAGGATTAAAAACAGGCATTTATTATTTGAGACGCCGAGGTCGCCATCAAGCCCAACAATTTACGATTGAACCGGAAAAAGGCAAGGTGGTGGAAGAGCACGACGAAATCTGTGAAATGTGCTCAGCATAAATGTCTTCATCGTAAATGTGCTCAGCATAAATGTCTTCAGCGTAAATGTATAAGTACGTAAAAATAAATATATAAAATAAGTATAATGATACCTTATTTTATACAACGAGCTGTTCCAAACGATGATATACGTAATGAAAATATTAATATTACTACTGGATGCAGCGAAAAACAAACATTAAAAAAAGACATAATAACCTCTATAACAACAAATATGTATGAGTTTTGTAGTGAGCAATATGGCTATGACATCAGAATCACGTCATATTACAATTTTTGTAATCAGTTTTGGGAAATAGCCGGTTATAAACTAGCTTATTGGCAACAAATATACAGAGTGTTTTATTTTGAAAATAATGAATGGATAGAATGGGATGTTTTAGAAAATGCTGATGAAATATACGGATTTTATGCTGAATCATATTCCTGCTTACTACGTTTGACACAGTCAAAGGAATCTGGGTCACGGGCTACGTTGCCTCCGCCCGTTACCTCATTTACTAATAAATCATAATTATGCGCCATTTTCATATAACACTTCAAGCAGGCCATTGTATCGACCATTGAATCGTGCAAGTTCTCCGGAATTGTGCCAAATAATTTCTGATGGAGTTCTGAAAGTTTAGGAAACTTTTTGTATTGATATGGCTGTCCCCGTTTGTCAATGGCATCCACTATAATAGAACATAGTTCAATGCTATGAGCCATTGTGCAATATCGCTCCTTTTTGTTTGCTAGCTCATATCCACTATTTAGCAAGTCGCATAAATGCCGCGTTTTGCGCCCCGGGTTGCGCGCCAATTCAATACGGACCATTTTGCTGTCGAAATCAATATTGTGCGCAATTACTTTAGAGCACTTGATATACGCCTCATATAGGGCATTCAATGCCTCAGTTACTACCACCCCGCCATTGCATTTTACCCGAGTTATACCAGTAAGTTTTTCTATTTCAGGAATGATTTTGATTTTGGATGAAACATTGATGTAGCTATTGTATTTTTGTTCGATGGTCCTAGTTTCTACGTTGAACACAATGAAACTGAGTTGCAATATATATGGACAAAGGTCCAATGCGGGTTCTCCTTTAGGGATAAGACCGCTCGTTTCAACGTCGAATATGAGAACCAAGTTAGACATTTTGCTAGTTTTTAAATATAATAGGTGGTTGTTTGTATATTGTATATTTAGTAATTGATAAATATATTCAATTTTCTAAAATATATAAACACACGCCCCCTATTATAATTAGAATACGTGCGCATAAATGGCATATACACTTACATTTGTTACTTCTTATTTGCAAGATAAGGAGAACTCACCCCACAACGATGAATGGAATGTGGGGCGTTTAGTGGAATTGGTATCGATCGGTATTCCACTTTATATTTTTGTATCGCCGGAAAATGCGGATGAAATCGCCTTTTTACAAGGAGCTCATAATATTCATATAGAGGTTATCGATAAATCCGAATTATGGGTATTTCAGCAAGTCAAAGAAAAACCGCATAGTTTGCCAGAATATCGCAATTTAGAAAAAGATACGGAAGACCATTTGTCTATTTCACTTTCTAAAATTGAATTGGTGGATCGTGTTATAGCTCACAATCCGTGGAACACGGGCCATTTTGCCTATATTGATTTCAATATAACGTATTTGTTTTCTGAAAAACATAAAACATATGGCTATATCCATCATTTAGCGAAACGTACGTTTTCCGATAAAATACTTACTTTTCCTGGATGTTCGAGTCCGGTTCCTATAGAAAATGTGGGCGGATTAGCAGACGCTATTAATTGGCGATTTTGTGGCGGGTTTTTCTTAGGTGACGCTGATTCATTGAAAACGTTGTGGCAAGAATACAAGGGACATTTAGTCGAATATTTGGATATATATCAAAAACTTACGTGGGATGTCAATTTATGGGCCTGGATAGAAACCGTCAAACGATGGGAACCACTATGGTATTCGGCAAATCATAATGACAGTATTGTCACCGCCATTTCAGCCGATTGTATAACGAAAAATATGGTTTCGGTTTCTAAACGGATTAAGCACAATTATCCAGTTATAGCACAATTTCGCCCGACTTCAGCGTCGTATTTGAGAACGCCCGATGGTCGCCGATGGCTAAATACGCGATACGTGAATTATTGGTTGTATAACAATGGTTGTTATGGCTATCCTACGAGTTTGCACATTATTGAAAACAAAAATATGTTGTGTGAATTGGATGATGAACTAAATCCTATTGCGGACACGTTTGTATTAATAAATGAACAAGTAGATATACCGAAATACCCCGGGGATACATTTTCCAAAGGATTGGAAGATGTTCGATTATATAAATCGGATTCCGGTGTGAAGTTTATTGCTACAAACGTGGATTATTCACCAAATGGTAAAAACAATATGGTTATAGGTGATTATGCCCCAGAAAATCACACAATTTCCAATGTACAAGTTGTATTACCTCCAGTCGAAAGTTGGTGCGAGAAAAACTGGATACCGATTTCTTCAGTTGGTGGTGAAGACCTATTTATTTATAAATGGTCGCCTTTTGAAGTAGGTCGTGTAAATACAACGACGGGAAGTTTAGAAATAATGATGAGTCATATGATTAATGCGCCGTATTTCAATAAAGTCCGCGGTTCTACTACTTTTGTTGAACGGGAAGATGGGTTATTGGGAGTAGTGCATTTTAGCGAAGACCATAATCCACGGCATTATTATCATATATTGGTATTACTGGAAAAAGATAGTTTGCGGCCATTGAAATATTCGAATTGTTTTTGTTTTAAAAGTTTAGGAGTAGAGTTTTGTATTGGATTTACAGATGAATTGGCAGATGAATATGTTTTTTGGACTTCGCAAATGGATCGAGAACCAATGACAGTGTTTATACCTAAAGTGGAAATACCACTGTGCTTTGATTTTTAGTATATATAATTTTTACTACTACAATTTTTTAATTATATTTATATAAAGTAAAATATTTGTTATATTTTATTTGTATAGTATATAAACATAATAGTATGCTTCAAGGAATGAATAATATGATCAGAAGGAGGCAAGCGCCTCCTTTAGCAGCAGCAGCAGAAAAGCTACCAAATGTTCTAATTAATCCAAAACTATATACATTGGATATAGTAGAACAGGATAATAAATTGTATATTATAAAAAACGTTACAGTAATAACTGATCCCGCTGCTATTAATCCATTTTTTGCTAATAAATGGGCAATTAAAGTAGCTGAAAATAATAATCCAATCCCGTCCGCGATAAAAACTTATACAGAAGATACAAGTATGTTTGGTCAAACTAATAGCGAAGTTAGTGCTCCAGAAAGTACAGTAATTTATGACGATACTGCTGATAGTAAAGCCATTGTAATTGGGTTATTAAACTCAGTCAAGGCCATTATACAAAATGCGATTGCTGCTGCCGTAGGTGGAGATGCTGATAATACCGCTGCTCTAATGTCACTCGCTAAGCAAGGAACAACTCAATACAAATTATTGGAGGCAATAACTACAG